TGTTGTTGCACCAACAAATGATTCTAATGGTAACATTGCAGCAATGTCCCATTCATCTGCGGTGATTTCCAAAAATCTGGATTGAATCTGAGTAAACAGGTATCTTTTAATACATGGATTAGCTTCAAATATCCTAGAAGCTGCAGCCAAGTATTTGTAGTTAATTTTTAACTTTGTTTTTTCATCATAAGTATCATTAGACATTGTATCACTTAATTTGTCCAATAAAATCATTCGGTGTTTAGGATGAATATAGTGTAAATTCAAACCTAAAAATCCATCATTATACTTTTCAATTGGAATCACCAAAGGAAATTGGTCATAGTATGGCATACTGTCTTTTGTCTTTGGGTCATAGAAATAAAAGTACATTTTTCCAATCATGGATGTAGTTTTAAGTCTTTCTCTATCCCGCATCAATGCAGATGAGGTTGGTTTCAAGTCTTTTACTTTTGCTCGTAACCATGCCCTAGAAGCATTGGTTCTAGGTGTCAAACCTTCTTTTGCAAGTGATGTTTTAATTCTATCAAGTAGTTTTGCCATCTTCTATTTATCTCATATGCCTAAGTCTTTTTCGGTTAAGACTTTGAATTGCCAACCATGTTCTTTACAAAACAAATCGGCAGCTCTCCACTTTTCTTGGTTCACGGCATATGTTGCCGACTCTTGGATAAAGCGTGCCGTTTTACGTCTCCGCACAGGTTGTTTCGTCTGTGACTCTGGCTTTATCTCTAGTATCATTGTAGTCTCCTGACCATCTTTCCGTTTGATCCTGACGATGAAGTCTGGAAAGTAACGATGCACTTGTTGGTCGATAGGAGACTTGTATGGTATTGGCAACTCTTCCGATGCCCACCAAATAACTTTTGGGTTATCATCTAACCACTTCATTACCCTAAACTCCCATGAAGAACGATAGACAATGTTTTCTGCATTACCGTTATATTTTTTGGGGTTTTTAGGATTGAAAATTCCTTTTTTATATGACATAAATACTATCTATAACTCTTATAGGACAATCATGGCACTTTTTGGTTTTTCAGACATATCTTTTAATAAAGGTCCAAGTGGAAACGGATTCAAAGGGCCACTTGCAAATCTTAGTGGCAATCAATTTACTTCTAGAAGTTACAGATATCCACTAGACCTTGGCTCTGCGGACAAAGGCCACTATATGATATTCTATATTCGCCAACAAAACAATAGTTCTTTTGATTCAACACCAGTTGATGATAGTGCAATAAATCAAACATCTAGTAGTTTTCAATCAAAAGATATTTTGAATTTTTCACAAGGCAAACCTTCTGTTGCCTTTTCTGGTGAATTTATGAATAAAGTGAATAGCGGTTTAGGTCAATTAAATGAAAAAACCAATGGTGTTTTGAGTGGAGTAACATCTGGTATTTCAAAAGGTGTTGGTTTTGTGACTCAGGGTATAGAGAGTGGATTGAATAATTTGTTTGGTCAAAAAACATCTAGTCTGTCTGGAGATAATGCAACAACACAAACAGTAATCAGTAATTCTATTAAAAATATTACTGATAAAAGATTTGGTGCATTGAAAAGAACCACATTAACTACTGATTCGATTGCATTGTATATGCCCGACACATTAAATTATGTTTATGCTCAAGGATATACAGATATGAGTCCAGGAAACTCACTTCTTGGCCAAACTATAGTTGCAGGCGCTGATGAATATGAAAAATTTACTAAAGGGCAAAGCACATTCGAAAGTTTGAAAAATGTTGCAATTAAAGCCGGCCTTTCTAAATTAACAGATGTTGCAAAAGAAAAAGCTGGTGAAGTTGGTGCTTTAGGTGCTTTTGCTGCAACTGGTGTTGTTACTAATCCAATGTTGGAACTTCTTTATATTTCTCCTAGTTTTAGAACATTTCAATTTGATTTTTTCTTTTATCCTAGAGATGAACGAGAAGCACTTGAAGTACAAAAAATTATTGAAAGAATAAGATTTCATCAAGCACCAGAAATATCCAATGAATTTGGAAAAGGATTTTTAATTCCACCTTCTGAATTTGATATTAGATTTTATTATAATGGTTCTCAAAATCCAAACATTCCACAAATTGCAACTTGTGTGTTGGAAAATATAAATTTGAATTATGCACCAAACGGATTTACTGCATATGAAGTGCCCAATGAAAACACTCCTGCTTTAGGAAGAACAGGTATGCCTGTTTCTATTCAAATGACACTACAATTCAAAGAAGTTACATATTTGACTAAAGAAGATTTTGATACAAATTCTATAAATGTTAACATAAAAAGTAATACAATTGGTGGTGGAGATAGAGGTACTAGAGGTGGATTTTAATGGCTAAATATTTTAATTACTTTCCTAAAACTTTTTATAGCAGTAACAATTCAACTACTGGAATTGATACTGTTACAAATATTATATCAAGATTTTCTTTTGAATCAACACTTAAACAAAATTCTTCAGCATTTTACAAGTACGCCATACAAGATTCTGATACGCCTGAAATAATTGCACACAAATATTACGGAAGTGCAGAAAGACATTGGATTGTTTTATTATTCAATGACATAATTGACCCACAATATGAATGGCCTTTACAATATGAAACTTTTATCAACTATGTAGATTCAAAATATTCCGCAAATGGTGCTGCAAATACAACTGTACAAACTGGTCTTGCATGGGCAATGAGTGTTAACAATGTTCAATCATATTATAAAATTATAACTAAAACGGACATTGATAACATTTCTTTAATTGAAAAAATTCAAGTTGATGCAAACACATATGCAAATGTTGCTGCCACAACAGAAAGTTTTACTTTAGCTGATGGTGCTACAATCACACAAAAAATAACAAAAGAAAAGAAAACTTTTTATGATTATGAGATGGAAGAAAATGAAGCTAAAAGAGAAATTAGTTTGGTAAAGAATGAATTTGTAAGAGACATAGAAAAAGAATTCAAAAAAGTGATTAAGTAATGGAAATTAATAATTCGAACCAATTCAAAGTTAATGAATTGATAATTGTAACGAAAGCAGGAAAAATTGATATAACTGCTTTATATGAAGAAATCAATATTTTTGATTCAATTCTTATGCCAGTTATAAGTGGTAACATTTTAGTTAGAGATGCGGTAGGATTATCTTCAATCTTACTTTTTGATGGGTCTGAATCTGTTCTTATGGACATTTCAAAATTTAATGATGAAAGAGCCGCCTTTAAGAAAGCATTTAGAATATACAAACAATCTGATAGAACAAATATAAATCAAAATAGTGAAATGTATGTTTTGCATTTTGTTTCAGACGAACTATTTTATTCTGACCAACAAAAAATAAATCAATCTTATGAAGAAAAATATTCAGAAATAATTAAAAAAATATTAATAGATTACTTAAAGGTACCAGAAAATAATTTAGGTGGAATTTATTCCGATTCTTCTGGTATAAGAAATGTTGTCATACCAAATTTGTCGCCTATTGAATCCATTCAATGGTGTACTAAACGAGCTTTAGATTCGAATCAATCTCCAAATTTTTTATTTTTCCAAAATTTAACTGGATATAATTTTGCATCACTATCAAAATTATTAACACAACCTGAAATTTTAGATATTAAATTTCAGACTAAAAATTTATCCAATAGTTCTCCACTAGAAGAAATAAGTGGAGCTAAAAGTTTTGAAGTTTTGTCTGCTACAAACTTGATTGAAAGAACACGTTCTGGTGTAAATGCAGGAACATTTATTGGATTTGATCCTATTACAAGAACAATTTCATCTAAACAGATAAGTTATGATGACCATTATTCTAATATGAAACATGGTAATGAAACACCAAATTTTACACCTATTCAAAATAGAGACGGAAAAGAAAACTCACAAAATTTTAATTCCAAAAAAACATTATCAATTTTTGGAACAGCAAGAAAGTTTAGTGAATATATTAAAAAAAATGATCCAACTTCTATTTCAATAAATGAAACAACTGAAGATTTTTTGTTTCAAAGAAAAGCCATTATGTCAAATTTAATGTCTAAAAGATTAAAAATTGTTATGCCTGGTAATTTTCAACTATCTTCTGGATTTAATGTTAATGTTCAAGCTCCTGTTTTTGGTGAAAGAGAAAAAAATAGTAATGAGGAAGATAAAAGTGTAAGTGGTAAATATGTTATTATTGCTTCTAGGCACATTATAGGTTTCGAAAAGCATGAAACTATAATTGAAGTGGCGTCATCATCTTCTTCAAATGATTTTATACCTTCTAGTAGTTTTGAAGAAGTTCGTGAGATAATGGAATATTAAAATGCAAAGAAAAAATGATTCTAATGATTTTGCTGGTAAAGCTGGGTTTATTTGGTGGATTGGCATTGTCGAAAATAGAAAAGACCCATTAAAATTAGGAAGATGTAAGGTTAGGTGCGTTGGTTGGCACTCTGAAAATAAAATGAGTTTACCAACAGAAAATCTTCCATGGGCAACACCTATTATGCCATTGAATAATACACACACATATACACCAAAAGAAGGTGATATGGTAATGGGATTTTTTGCTGACGGTGAAAATGCACAAGAACCTATTATGATGGGTGTATTTCCTGCTATACCTTTAACTGCTTCTAATCCACAACAAGCATTTTCAGACCCAAGAACTGCAACAGAATTAAAAGCCGCACCAAGAACACCGAATACAAAAACATATAGTACCAACGGTACTGGAATTGTAATTACAGAAAATACTGAAGCAAATTCTTATCCTAAATTTTTAGATGAGCCAACAACTTCTCGTATTGCAAGAAATGATGCAGACACAATTACCAAAACATTCATACAAGAACGTAAAGACAATCGTGTAAAGAGTGTTCCAACAGCCAACTCTAATAGCACTTGGGATGAACCAGAAACAAAATATGGTACAGTTTATCCATACAACAATGTAAAAGAAACTGAATCTGGCCACATATTGGAGTTTGATGACACTCCAGAAAAAGAAAGAATTCATCTAGCACACCGCAATGGCTCTTTCCAAGAATGGTTTCCTGATGGCGACAAAGTTGAAAAGGTTACTAAAGATAACTATACTATTGTTATGGGAGATGATAGTGTTTACATTATGGGTAATTGTAATGTCACCGTTCAAGGCAGCGCCCAAGTCTATGTTAAGAAAGACGCACTTCTAAAAATTGATGGAAATGTTCAAGTTGCAGTAGGTGGAAATTATACCGAAACTGTTAGTGGAACATACACAATCACATCTGGTGGAACATATACAATTACATCTGGTGGTAACTATAAAGTAAATGCACCAAGGATTGATTTGAACTAATGGCTCACGAATTTGTTTTGTTGGTAAAAGGTGAATTAAAAATTTATACTAACTATGAAGATATACCTGATGAATTTGATAATGTAATCAAATTTATACCTGAGATTCCAGATGGTCCACATTCACATAATGAACATGATGAAATTGAAAAATGGAACGAAAAACTACAACTATTAATGGAGAAAGAACGTGCCCGCAGCAACAAGAATAGGTGATGCAGATGTGACCCATTGTTCTGGTATGACTAGAGCTGCAGGTTCTGGAGATGTTTTTGTTAATGGAATTCCCTGGTCAAGACAAGGTGATAATAACACAACACATTTATTGCCAGGTTCTCCTTGTCCCGCCCATGCGGCACCGATTGCATCTGGTTCTGGTTCTGTTTTTGTTAATGGAAAAGGTGCGGGAAGAGTTGGAGATTCTTTATCTGGATGTACATCGGTTGCAGCAGGTTCTTCTAATGTTTTTGCTGGCGGATGAGATAAATAGAAAATGGCAACAGTAAACATAGATTCCACACGAAATTTCAAAGATTTGGATTTGAGTTTTGCAATTCATCCAGTTCGTAAAGATGTTAATATTCACAAAGCTGAGTATGCGGTAATCAATTCCGTTAAAAATTTGATTCTGACCAATCACTATGAAAAACCTTTTCGACCACAAATCGGAAGTAATATTCGAAAATTATTGTTTGAAAATATAGATTCTATTATTGCAGCACAAATAGAAAGTGCGGTTGTTGAAACTATAAACAATTTTGAGCCAAGAGTAAGTGTTTCAGAAATTACAGCCATACCAGATCCTGATAATAATCGGTACAAATTGCAGTTAGAGTTTTTTGTTATAAATCAAACAACACCGATTACCATAAATTTCTTTTTAGAGAGAATTAGATAAATGGCAAACCGTTTAAGAGTAACAGAACTTGATTTTGACACAATAAAATCAAATCTAAAAACATTTCTAAATCAGCAAAATGAATTCACAGACTATGACTTTGAAGGGTCAGGCCTATCCGTATTGCTTGATATTTTGGCATACAATACACACTATAATGCCTATTATCTT